TGATCTCGCTCATTCTATCCATGTTCTTTTAGCTTCTTTAGTTTAACGCTTTATAACAGTTAATAAACATCATTAAAAACGCTGTTTATTTTGGTGTTATAAATCATTTCTTTAATTGTTTTAGTTTATCCTTGTAAATTACTTATTGAAAATCTTATGTACTCCTCACCCTTTTTTACTATTCTCTTTGATGCTTCCATGTGGAATATGTGTTTATCATCAATACCGTATTTCTTTTGCAGAATGTCTTGAAGTGGTTTAATAGGGTTGTCCAAGTCTGATAATGGCGACGAGAACCCAAACTCATAGCAAACAGAATACGGTGGATCTGGTACTTCAATTTTAGGCAATATAAGCAATACCTCTTGTTCGTAAGCCTTGTACTCTTTTGTCTTAAACCTTCTGCCTTGCCAAACCTTATTGACGCTTAACGGTTTTATTTTGATATTAACCATCCTTTATCGTAGCTTTCTTGTGAGTTATCATGTATGTATCTGTGGCATGGCGAGCAGACAGTCATAAAGTAGTCTGTGTCGTTTAGTCGCTCATTAAATCTACCACGTTTATGGTGTATCTCATTACCCCAGCTTCCACACCTCTCACAAATATAGTTATCTTCCAGCCAATTCTCTCTGACCTTCTTATATTCTTTTAATTGCTTAGACCTTTTTTTGCTTACTTTTCTCATTGTTTGATAATTAAAGACGTGTCGTTAGTGTAAATGCCTCTTAACTTTCTGCTTAATTGAGATGCTGATATACCAATATATTTAGCGGCTTCTAAGATCGTAGAGAACTCTTTTCCTGATTTAGTGCAAAGGACAGATATAGCGTGGCTTATTGGCGGTGGTGGTGTTAAATTGTTTTCATAGGCGTGTATCATGTTTTCTGAATAAGTAACCCACTCAAGATTTCCAACACTATCGTTTCTCTTGTTGCCGTCTTTATGGTTAACGCATGGTTTGCCCATCGGGTTATCTATAAACGTCATAGCGACAATCCTACAAAGTCTCTTCTTGCTTCCCTTTCCTAGACTAACAATATTATACCCCCTACAGTCGTGAATGCTTAGAACTCTTCCTTTGCATCTCTTTTTATATACATTACCTTTATAATTAGATTCAACAACCCTATCTAAAGATCTAACCCTTCCCTCTGTGCTTACTTGGTAATATCCCTCATATCCTTTTATATCTTTCCAAACTTCCATATTTTATTTTTTTAATTACACACAACTTGGTTAGCCCGTTTCTTCTCAAACTCTCTCTTACATTCTATGTTCTTACATTTAGGCATTTAGTCACCTATCACTAATTTTTCATTGTGCCTTGCTAGTTTAAATATCTCGCTAAGCATATAATTATAGTCCTCATCTTCAAACTCATCCTCAGTTATAAATGTATTAAAATCGTTTTCACCCATCCAAGGCTCTTTTTTAAAAGGATAATAAAGCATGCCTAATGCCATTTCAAATCTCATCAAACTTCCATTGCAGGTGAATTGGTCAAAATCGCTATTATCAAGCCATTTGTTTGTTCTGTCAACTAATTCATATAGTATTTCTTCTTTTCTATTTTTATCCATAATCTATCGTTTTTAAAAAGGTTTAAGCATAGCGTTTATATATATGCAATGCTTTACTCTAGAATCTAAAAGTTCACCATCCAATGTCCTAAACATCTTTTCGTTTTTATCCATAACCAAGTATTTGTGCCACAACTTATGCTCACGTCTTTCCAATATTATCACATCCCTAATGTGTTCATCATTGTAAGACCAATGGTGCAGCTCAAAGTTCTTAGGTAAGTTCTTGTAATAATTACTTCTTAAACTTTTATACCTACCGTTGTGGTAAAATCTAGGTTTATACTTCTCTTTGTAGTTTAGTCTTTTATATTTCTCTCTCCCGCGCTCTCGCTCTTTTTCCATATACTCTGGAGACTTACTCTTTTTTGTGTAATTAACCTTAACGTCTGTCTTAGCACAAGATTTACATTTATTTAAATGACCGTCCGCCATCATCTTATGTCTGTAAAAACTATCATACGGTTTTACTTGACCACACTTAAAACACTTTTTCATACAACAAATGTAATCAATTAAAATGGAAATAAAAAATTAAAAAGGTAGTTGGTCATCTTCTATGATGTCATAATCTCCCCTGTCTATTTTCTTTTGGTGTATTATTTCTTTTGCGCTTGATTCAAATTCTAAGTTAGGCTGTACAGTGTCGCCTATATCCTCCAATGTTAAATCAATCTCATGTCTAGGGCAATCGTGGCCGTAGTATCTGCTGTTGTCAACGTCATAGTTAAATGAACACTCCGCACCTATGTTGCCTTGAAATTGAAATTTTGTTTTCAAGTTAATGAATTTTGTGTAACCTCCTCCATTTTCATCCTCAAAATATCTATGAATTGCAAATCCGTTATGTGTTTGGTTTCTAAAATCTGCACTACCTGACACATCATAAAGGCTTGGAGTATTATAAACTCCTGCATCGTCTTTTTTCATCTTAGTAGGATGAGCAATTAAGAATACGACCACGTTATTGACTTGAGCAAAGGACGTTAACTTAGTTAGTACTTCATTAATAGCGTCTATCTTGTTCACGCCTTTGGGTAGTAGTACTTTGTTGAAAGCATCTATTAAGAATATGTCCACCCCAAAAGCAAACATCTGTTCCTTAAATTTGTCCAGCAGCCAATCCCATGTAGGTACTTCACCCTTTTCTGGAAGTGTAGTATAGATCCGTTCATTTGCCCACCTGACGTAACGGTTAATGTCTGCTTCGTTTATTCTAGGCTTACCGCCTCTATTGCTCCAAAAGTTTCTACCTACTGCCTTTTGTATTAAAGTTGTTTGGTGTAATGACATAGGGCTATGCTCTGGTGTAAACATTGACATCTTCATATTGTAATCTTTTACCAAGTTTAAAGCATACCACTCGGTAAAATTCGATTTACCATGTGAGGGTATACCCGTACCTATTGTTAACTGTCCACGCATTACGCTGTACATTTCGTTAAACTTAGCAAAGGTTGGATGCTTAGGTTTAATTGTCTCGGGCAGTCCATTGTGGTAAAGGTCGAATATATCGCTCTCAATGTCCTTTATCTGCCATGTTCCGCTTACTGGGAATCGCTGTACGTTGTTTAGATCTGATTCAATATTACCGTTAATCAATGCACCGTTAGCGTCTTTATCTGTCCACTCTATAAACTCGCATCTATAACGCCCTAGTCTTTGTGCTATGCGTTCCTTTAGTTCGTTTCCTTTAGTGTCATTATCTACCGCTATTATAAACTTCTCAATGTCTTTCAAATAGATGTCAGAGTTCTTCCAGTAGTCGTCATTATCATTCGCCCCATTAGGTACGCTTATTACGTTTTTGATTCCGTAAGAATGTAAAGCAAGTACATCAAATTCACCCTCAACTATGTAGCATTCTGTTTCACCTATGATTGAATTAATATTGTAAAAGATAGGTTTACCGCCTGTGGATTGAGTAAAGCACTTATCTGCTGTGCGGTATTTCTTATTGACTAACTTATCACCCTCAAAGTAATTAAACACTATGTTATTGACTTCCTTTTGTTTCTTAGGTTGGTAGTATTTCTCTTCTGTTATCCCTAAATCTTTTAAGGCAAACTGTTTAATTCTACGTTCATCTTCTACCCACTTAACTAGATTCTCGGATAGGTCGGTGTAGTTTGTCCATGTTTGTGGTGGCAAGGTGTATTCTTTTACTTCATCTATCTTGCTCTCTGAATCTCTAAAAGTCAAAGCAGAGCAGTAGTGGCACTTCCCAAAACCATCATTATGGTTAATCTGTAATGACTTGTCCTTTTTATCGGATCGCAAATGGTCACACTTAGGGCAACGAATTTTCTCTTTGCCCCTTGTGCGTTTCAAGTCTAGTTCGTTCCAGTCTATAAATTCAACCATTACAATGCGTTTTTATTGATAGTAAAACCCTCAGAATTTACAAACGTGTTAGAACTTGCTTTAGGTTTAACCTTGTTTTCTTCTTTAAACCAAACGCTGTGCATCTTCTGTTTCCAGTTCTTAACAACATTGCCGTTCTTATCTCGCCACTTACGCTTACCGCCAGTTAGCGATGCGTTGTAGTAGTCAAATGCTTTCTTGGCACTTTCTTTTGTATAACCGTTATCTATAAAATACTGTTCAACCGAATCTAAAGAAGGGGGGGAAGATAAGTCTTCTTCTTCCCCTTTCTCTTCTTCTTTCTCTTGCCCTTCCCCTTTCTCTTCCTTTGGGTTGGTCGAGGGGTCTACCCCTAAGGGGGTCGAGGGGTTGGTCATGCAGGTCTCTTTTGTTGCTCGTTTCCAACCGTTTACGCTTGTTTCAATTTGATGCCTTTGAGATTCATAGCATAAATTAACTATGAAATTTAAATCCTTTGGATCTTCGTCTAAAAACTGCTTGTTAATTATTGACAACAAAAAAGCCAACTTATCTTTATCATTTTCAAGCTCATTAAGAACATCAAAATAACTACGTAAAAAATTAAAAGCCTTTCGCTTTGTATTCCTTCTAGACATATTAATCATTCTTTATGCTTGTAATAACGTCATAAATAAAATTAATGGTATCATCAGTTAATCTAAGCGTTATCTCATCATGCCCATCGGTTGCCTCTAAGTACACTTTTTTTGTGGCTTTACCCTTATTAATGCTAATTGTAATCCTAGAACTAATTTCTGGATTTGATATACTATGTCTGATTGTTCTTTCCATAATATTATTAAATTAAAAAACCCTCTTAAATCCTCTGAGGTTCCACGTCCAGATTCATTAAGAAGGTTAGTTAAAATTTCCCCGTTGCTATATTGTGGAACCGCAACTATACACAAAGATAATAATTATTCTTTAATATCAAAGTATTTAACTAAATAATTCACCTTGTTTATTATTATTGTGGTTGTATATACCTCTTGCTATGTCAAATATGTGTTGGCCTATTTTATAGTGTACTAAGTTTCTTAGGATTTTTTGCTTACTCTGTGACCCTTTATAATCAAATAAATCTAAACTATGGTAAGCTAATAATTCGTTAGGAGTTGCTTTATCCATTGCTATATCTTTATGCTTTATTTCGGGTATTACAAAATTACTCCAGAATAAATGCCTGCCTATTTTTGTTGCTTGTATTAGTGGCTCATAGTATGGAACTACATTCTCTACTACCCACTTACCTTTAAAATGAGTATTAAGTAATATAATTTCTTCGTATAGTTTCATGTCTGGGTAAACTCTTTCAGCTTTAGTATTCCAAAACCTAGCCCTACTATGCGTAGGACATGGAGGGCTTGACCATATAAAATCAAACTCTTTGTAGTGGTCTAGTAAGTATTGATGTGCATCTGCTACCACTACCTTGTCGTTAGGGAATCTCTCTTGATACATCCTGGCAAGTTCAGAGTCTAACTCTACTGCTGTTACCTCGCAGTTATCCCATAGCAATCTATTACCACCTAGACAAGCATATAGATTAAGTACTTTCATTTCTCTTTAGTTTTATAATATTTATCACTCGGTTTTAACATTTTTCTTGTCTTATACCCTTTTTTGCTCCTAGAAATAAGATAACCTTTATCAATTAAATCCTTTATTCTTTTATTGTTCATCTGTGGTGTATAGCCTATTTTCTCAGATATAAAAGATGCAGGTTGATGATAGTAGCCATTTTCGCTTATCTCACAACAGTTCTCTATGATAGTTAGTATAAAATACTCCTCAATGGATAATAATCCCTTAAACGGCTTGTATTTAGTTAGGTCTATTTTCATTTAGTAAACCTTTTTTAATTTGTTAATGTAGTTTGGATCTTCTGCATAACCTATGCGCTTTAAAAAACTATGGTAGTCTCCGCCTTTGTAGAATCTCTTTTGCCATACCGCATATTCCTTAACGCTATCTTGCCATGTATTGAACTTCATGTAACCGCCTTTAGAAGATATAAAGCCGAATAGGTTGTTATTATCTAAGCTGCAATGTGTACACTTATACCATCCAGTCTCTACTACGCTTTGCCTTACTACTATGTCAACGTGTTTAACTCCGTACGCTTCTAGTAGTGCTTTTACTTGTAGTGTGTCTTGGGCTTTGGCTTTCTTACCCACCAACATCAATACAATTATTATCACTGGAAGGATATACCATTTATCTGTTATTGTTTTCATCTTTTTTAAGTTTTTTTATATATTCTTTAATAAGGCATCCGCTTATTTAATGTTAACTATGATTAACAAAATATAGTTAATTTGTAAACTACATTTAACAATCTTTCCAATCCCCAAGTATAGTTGTAAGGACTTTCATTTCGTCAAATGTTACGGGCTTACAGTTCAATTCTGAAATAGTCAAATCGCAAGTTACCAACTGTTGTGCTTCGTATGTAAACTCTACTTCTAAAACCCCCTTAGCATATCGGTTTGTATGAAACTCATCGTGTTCATATTGCTTAGTCAATTTAAAACCAAGCCCTTTTAATTGTTCTTCTGTCATATGTGTTAATGTTTTCATTGTTTTAGTTTTAGTGTAACCATTGAATTACTTATCATACGTTATTGCGTGTAATTGTTATCAATAAGTTACTTATCATACTTTTCTATTAACTTTCTGAATTTTGCGTATGTTTTTCTACTTCTAACTTCCCCCATATCTACTCTCCTACAAAACCATTTTAAAGCATCCAACAACTCGCTATTGTCTGACTGTTTAAGGGCTTCTGTTAGTTTGTATTCAAGCCATTCAATGTAGTACCATTCTATTATATTACTTGGTTTAATCCCACCACGTTCTAAGCAATACTGCTCTCTTAGTTTATTATTCATATTCATTTAATTTTAAAACCCCCTCATTCTGCGTGCATTGCCTACATCGTAAGGTTATCGTGAGATCTGTTGGGGGCTATATTATCTAACTATCAAACTGTCTGCTTTATATTTAACGCTTACCTTTGGTACTTCTAGTCCTTCAGAATCATAGATAGTGTCAGAGCTTTTTAAAGCCGTTTTAAGTAGTTCTTCGCGCTCCTTTAGTTTAGCTTTCATTTCAGCGTAAATCGGATCATCTTCATACTGCGGCAATGTTCCACCGTTTCTAATCTCGAATGTCTTACCAAAAGCTTCAAATGACTTACTAGAATACTTGTCTGCTTCATCTTTAGCGTAACCCTTTGCAATACCATTAAAGGCTTTTATTTGCTTTTCCATTACAGATGTAACAGAGTAAATCTCTAATGCATCTAGTTCACCATTTACTATTGCGCTTTGTACCTCTTTGAGTTTTAACTCTAGGTCGCTTACCTTAATTAGTTCTAAATTTTTCATTATCCTAGACCGTTATCTTTTGCTTTCTGTTCTAACACTACTAACTTGTCTAAAATCAACTCTGCAAGTGCAGTAGTTTTATCTAGTCTTTGTGAAGTAGTATTAACATCTTCACCATATCCATTCGATATAAGCATCAAATTAGCCTCTCTAAAGGCATATTGTGCTATTATGGATGCTTGGTTACGTTGAAAAGATTTAGAGCCATTAGACGGGCTGAAATTGCCTCCTTCCTTTTGTGCAGATTTAGCCTTGTTAAATTCTTGTTGCCCATGTTCTGTAATCTGGTAGGTAACTTCCCAACCTACTTGCATTTCTTTTTTCTTGCCTATGTTTATCTTATCACCATTCTCCATTGTTAAGTTATGGTAGTAAGTTGTTCCATAGTCATTAGTAAAAGGCTTAACCTCGCGTACTTCTTTAATTCTACTTGTCTTGATTTCTGACATCTTTATTTGATTTATTGTTTAAACTTTTACTTATTGAAAAGGCTTTAGACTTTCTTAGTCGTCTATCATTATAAGCCTTTAATTCTTCTAGGTTTTCAATGTGCTGGATTAGACATTGTAAATCCATAAACATATTCTTAGTTGCTCCCATTGTCTTTTATCTTTGATTCCTTACTCAATCTTAGTAGTGAGCTTATAGCGTCATCCGCTATACGTTGGTAGTCTGCTTTCTCTTCTATTATTTCGGCTGCTCTTTCGGTATCGCCATCCATTAACGATTCTACCCACTTTAAATCGTACCACGTTAAAGTATCTGTGATTGCTGTTAGTATCTCTTTCATATTAAAAGTTTATTTGAATGTTATTATCTGTAAAGTTTATTACCATGCTCTCTGGCTCATAGCCATGTTCTAAGTCACCATCTGAAACTATCTCTGTATTGAAAGTTTTTAATGGCACTCTGTAATCTTCTTTGTGTCCTCTCAATATTATGAATAGTATCTTAGTGTTTAGATTTGTTACACCCGTATCTGATAAGCCTATCTCTAAAGCCCATCCAATCTCTGTGTAGTTATAGCCTACTCTATTGCAGACTATGTCTTCTACTGTTGTTTTAAATGTCTCAGTGCGTTTCATTTCTTTTAGTTTTAATTGGTTATCTGTTAGCAAATCTATAACATAGGTTTTAATTGCACAAGGATTTTGTAAAAAAATTACAAAAAATATTTAATAGACATAAGAAAACCCTAGTAAACACTAAGTATTCAAAGGAAATTAAATAATGATTATTTTATACCGGCGTTAAGTTTAAACTTAATCCAGTCTTGATGTGTCTTGTTATTAATCTTAAAGTATTTATTACACGATTTATCAGAACAACGCATCCAATGGTGGATAGTTCCTGCCGCTGTTGTAACTTGCTTATTGTGATATACGTGTATATTTCCACAGTTAGGGCAGTTGTACTTCTCTAAACCTTTATTAACTGAATGGTTAAACTTAGGCTTAATATACGGCTCTAGTTTTTTATACAAGGCTTTAAGGCTTGTTATATCTCCATCACCATAGTAGAGTAAATGATCTAACGCCTTTTTGCACTTCTTAAATTGTATGTCATCCCATGTAGATATACCACCTGCATCTAACTTCAAAGGCAGTCCAAAATATTTACACGCTTCTTTAAGGCTGTATGAATCCATATACGCTATCTTCTTTAATTCTAGCATGGTATCTATCTGTACGGGTTTAACGGGTAAATCTAAGCCATGATATAAAGCCCTGTTATAGACTTTCTTCATGTCAAATCTATTGCCGTTGTGTGCTACTACTTCATTCGCAGCTTTGAACTGTTTGGCTATTTCCTTTAGTACCCGCTTGTCACATTGCTTATTTAACCCCCAATCAATATTGTGTACTTTATCTTCACCCTCCCATGACCAATGGAAAGATATAATTTTCTGTGATTCTATTATCTGTGATGCGTGTACGTATTGTTTGCCTGACCCCCATAACTTAGCGATTGCTTGAGACATTTCCAAGTCGTAATAAAGTCTTTTTATGGGTGTGCTTTTCATGGATTTATATTGCTTAGCGCAGCTTTATACGCTATATACGCTTCATTACTTGTGTTGAAATAACCTAAACACATAGACTTGCCTTTAAGTTTTATTTCCGCCCTCCACTTATCTCTACTTAAAATATAATATATACCAGTATATTTTTTATTAAACTTATCCCTAAAACCTTTAGATATATTCTCTCTGTGAGTTGTTAATCTTAGGTTAGATAATTTATTGTTTAATTTATCACCATCTATATGGTCTACAACCACGTCAGTGCCGTTTGGCGTATGACCTAAAAACATCATAGCGACCAATTGGTGCGTATAATATTTCTTCTGTTTACCGTTCTTAAAAAGGGATGGATGAGAATAACCCTGAGAGTTTGGCTTTAGAGATAACAACCTGCCTTTGCGTAGTCTACCCATAGAGTCTGTTGTGTCTAAACTACGCACTCTACCCATGTTAGATACTTGATACAGACCCTCATAGCCTAAAATATCTTTCCATTGTTCCTTTTCCATAACATCGCTAATATAATTAAAATAGCTAAGAATATGAAGATTTCTTTAATATTTCTTACTACCCACCCCTTATCGTGTTTAACTATTATTTTTTGATAGGGGACTTTAATCTCTCTTATTATAGTATCTCCGAGACATTCTCCTTCAATAAAGATACTATCTCTGTAATGGTAAGTATTAATACGCAGTCTATCATTAACCACAGTAATAGTGTCTCTAAGAAGTCGTAAGAAAGTAGTGTCTTTAAAGACTGTATCTGCTTTAATTGTTTCAGTATGTATAGTATCGTGAACACTTAACGTATCTACCTTAATAAGTTCGGGGTGCTTCTTAACTAATCTATTAAGCCTTTTTTGAGGGCTACATGATGCTAAGATTAATATTATACACCAAATGGCTGTTCGTATATACATGGAATATTATGTTTATCTGCGTACTCTCTTACATCAAAACATGGGCATGGCTTTTTATTAAACTGATTGTGGCCAGCTAAAAGTATCTTAGGATACGTTTTAACGGCTTCTAAATATATTTTGATAACTGACACCCATTGATCAACTGTTAACGTGTCTTGTGGATTCCCTTGCTCGTCTTGTCCACCCTCTAAACATATACCTATTGAATCGTGGTTATGTCCTAAAGTGTGTGCGCCTGTGTGTTTTAAATCTCTACCCTCTTGAATTGTGCCGTCAAACTTAATAAAATAGTTATAACCTATTCCTTTCCAACCCCTAGCCTTATGCCATCTATCCACATCTTCGGCATCAATATCCATTGACCGTCTAGTATCGGCGCAATGAATTATAAGATACTTTATGTCTCTATTTACTTTCGGGATATTCATCTTTTAAGCCCTACGTGTTTATCTTTTATAAAAAGTAATCCAGTTCCTATACCTGCGATTATTGCTGTTTCACTTGCTGATACATCGGTTTTAAACACCCAAGTTAATACTGCTATAAGTATTATTATTAATCCTATTATAGTGGTAATTAAACCACTCTTAAAAAGTCTATCAATCATACTCTGTCTTTTAATATTTCAATATTCGTGTTTAACTTACTCATTGCGTCTGTGTTCTTTTCCACTACCGAGCTAAACTTCTCAACGTGTCTGTTATTATCTTCACGCCACTTATCCCTCTCCTCGTTGTGCATCTTTGTTAACTTGAATAAGTATATTAGAACCACTACAAGAATTGCGCCTACTGCGCCTAACTCTATTAATGTTTGTACTGCTGCATCCATTTCTTTATTATGTCTTTCATTATTATGGTGTTTGAGTTGATATGTCTTGGTCTAATAAATACACATAGTCTAATAAGCCAGTATCACCACCCGTTCTCGTGTTGCTCTCCCCGCCTGCTCCAAATATCAGCATAGGATCAGAGGCGGGGAGTGTGTACGGGCTTATATCTATATCTTCTTCTAACACAGACCATGCTCCCCCGTTCCACTCATAAAAACTAACTAAGTCATTCGTTTTATCGTAAATTATTTTTACAACTACATCTAAATCCTGCGGATGCAGCTCACTAAACACATTGACGTTATTAATTTTAATTCTTATAAAGTTTTGATTAGTAGCTCCTTCGTTGCCAAAGTATATCCTATTAGTGTTGTTCCATACAAATCCATGTTCAAACTGTGCGTTAGCGGGATTAGGGTTTGTCCACTCGTGTCTGGCAATCAGAACTAAATAATTTTGACTAAAACTCTGCGTAGTTTTTATGTTGTTATTAATTACTTTCTGTACAGTTCCTGCGGTGTGTGCGCAGTTCCATCTTGCCTTTGTACCTGTCATATCAAAAGTAACTCCGTTACTACTACCCGTGTTTGTTAACGTCCAATCAGAACCTAATGTGCCTCTGTTGAAATCGTCGCTAAAAACAGGTATCACAGGTGTAATACCCAACTTCCTCCCTACGTTGTATCCAAATCCGTAACCGTACATTATCTAAGTATCAAAGTTACTTCACCACTTGTTAATGTTACCGCACTAAAGTAATCGTCGCCTATTGATGTGATAACAGTACCTGCGCTTACTGCCGTTGCAGGTGTGCTAATGTAATTAGCCTTTACATCGCTACCACTTTCATCTTTAAGGCTTGAAATAACTGCATCTGAACTAACATAAAGACTAGTAAATTTCTTTGATGCTTCGCTTGTGTCATTAACGGTGTATGTGCCGTTTTTTGCTGCCATTCTTGCGTTTGGGTTTCCGTCCATTTTATTATATATTTATATTTAACAATTCGCTGTAATTGGGGTAATACATCTATTGAATGTAAAACCTTGTTTAATTTGAAAACTAACCACTACACCGCTTACACGATCCGCATAGTCCTCACTTAAAAATCCGTAATTAATAGTTTGCTCTACACTTAAAAATGCGTCTGCATCTAAGTTTATGTATTCAGGTCTTTCCATTATGCTAACAAAGTCAGTAGCAATTTGCATACAGTCGCTTTTAACTTCCTGCTCGTTACCTCTATCTTTATCTACTAAGTCTGTAATTATTAACTCAAAGTTGTAATACAAACTTCCACCCGTAGACGTTGCCCCTAATTGATTTAGGAATACTCTAGGATATAACAACCTATCTAAACTATCTTTCTCAAAAGCCTGTGATACGTTACCACTTGCAAAAGATTTAACTTGATAGTGTTGGTCAGCTATTGCCTGTATTCTGCTTACTATCTGATTTAGACTTACCATACTTTTCTTTATAGTATTTTTCTACTTTTTTTTTAATTTCTTCTTTGCTTTGGTATTTCTTACCCATTTTATCCTAAATACAATCCGTTAACGTGGCTCGTTTTTTCTGGGGCAAAATCTCCGTCATCGTCATTATCTTCATACTCTGGCATATCGTCTGCCTTTTCACATAACCATTCCTTTAATCTGTATTCCCAGAACTCCGCCTTAGCTTCAAACTTATCTGACAATCTTTGTATCTCCGTTATACTTGCTGCATTACCGTTTTCGTTACCTTGTCTTATTACACCGTTATTACGCATTTTAAGGCTTATGAAGTCGCCTAAATCTACGCTAACTCTATATAGTAGTATCTTAGTTATGTAAGTGTTTAAAAGCGTCTTATATGGCTCTGCTATTGCTGTTCCGCTTTGCTTATTAGCGTTAGCATCACTTACTATCTTTTCGTATAGGTCAGTGCCTAATATTGGTAGAATATATATCTCTTGACAATCTCTTATTAAAGGCTTAATTATCTTTTGATCTACGTTAGCATCTACCGCTGTACGCTCCTTTATATATGATTCTGATATTAAATAAGTAAATGCCATCCCTTAACTTTTAGGTATTAATTCTTGTCTCCAGTTATGTCTACAACTAGGTGATATATTGCCACTTCCTCTATTCCAAAAACCACCACGCCTTAACCAAACATTACGCCCTGTTAATAAACTTATCTGGTCTATTTCTTCTTTTGTGTAAACTCTATTTAATCTTATTAACTCTCTGCAAAAATCTCTAGTTCCGGGTATCACAGCACCACCGCTTACACCTGCTCTTAGCACATATCTATAAACTATCTCATATTCTATCTCTTGCGCTTCTCTTTCCCCCTCCTCTGTTACTTCTCTTTCGACTTCTTCTGTATCGTTTGGTAAATCGTCAGGTATATCTATCTCGTTAGCTTTTAACATACCCTCGTTAGTCAACCTTTTTACAGATTCTACTATATTTTCTAAATCAGTGTTTAATGCTTCTGCTATATTTTCTAAAGGTAGCGTAGGGTTGGCTTTAATAACACCTAGCACTTGACGGTCAAAGTCGTTAATATCAAAAGACATTCTAAACGAATCTTCATCTATATTAACTTCGTCACTCTCAAATTTTAGCTCCTTAGAGTATTTGCATTTCACGTTTTTACCGCATCTGCCAAACTTAGAAAGTAATAAAAGCACTTCTTCTTCTTTTTTCTTCTCATCGCTTGACATTTGTAAGCCATCTTGGTTGGATATTTCAATTCCTGCCTTTTCTGCTAACCATTCTAACCCTTGACTACCTAAGGCCGTTCCTATTTGAATTAATGCGTTTTCACTAAATTGTTCGTTAATTGGTTTAACCCTATCTAAGTAAACTGCGTCAGTATTATATAAATCTTGTATTACACGTTCTATTATTCTTTGCCTTACGTTTACATAGTTAGATTGGAAGACCTCCATCTTCTCTACTATCTCTACCCTATTACCAAAACTCTCATTAGTTTCAACTCCAAACAAATTAGGACTTGTAACACGATGACCTGTAAAAATCATATTCCTAGTCTGTTCTAATAACTGCATAAATTGCTTATCAAAGTTATTAGGCATTAATGACTCTACTTTAGTTTCACCCTCTCCCTCTTGTTGCCAAACCATCATGACACCGCCTGCCTGCTTTGAGTTAGTGCCTTGGAACTTTTTAGCAAAGTCACGTTCTATCTTTTTAGCCGTTGCATCACCCGGGTATTGACCACTAAAAACAATTAAGTTGCCTGCTTGAAATCCGTTCTCTAAGTTGTTTAAGTGATAGTCTGCAATCTTATAATCTACATGAATGTAAGGTACTGCGCCTACGTATTCGGGTAAGGTGTAAGTTTCTTTACCTGCTCTATGAACAGTATAGTAGTATAACTGACTTCCTTTTTTGTTGTTTGGATCAAACTTTGGGAATGTCCTAAAGCCTGCTTCTATATCTTTTTCAGTTCCTTTTTTATACTTAGTCCAGTCAGGAGAGTAAGCAAACTCAGTACCATCTGCATTGCTTCTAATCTTACTAGCGTCTATATGGAATAAATCGAATCTACCGTTAGGCTTCCATATAACTTCTAAAGCAATAATGTTAAACAGTTCTAAGTCAAGTGTAGCTTTTTTAATTACATCCTCTAAGCCCTCATCTTCATTAGCACGTTTAATCATGCTTTGAACTTTGGCTAAATCTTCTACGTTGCTAACCTTTTCTTTATCTACTCTTAAGCCCTCTCCAGCTATGTAATGGCACTTACCTGTTATAATAGCGTTATGTATTGCCGACTTGTCGTAGATGTCTACAAGCATCTGAGGATAATTATTGTCCTTGCCAAATAGCACCCAATCGCTATTCTTTTTTTCTATAAATTGTGGAATGTCATTAGAGTGAAACCCTATCCACATTGGTATATTAATATTATCGTTACTCTGGGTCATATTGTACGTCTATTTCGCTGTCTAATGCTGTGTATGTTACATCTGTGTTAGCCGTTGTGCTAATTACTTTTACCATCCCTATTTCTACTAATTCATCCGCTAAGTCAGGATCTGTGTTTACTGCGCTTGTCTGTGCGTATATTGTGTAGTCCCATTGCCCTGTGTCGTCTAAACTTACCGTTGTTCCCTCTGTAATTGTGAATAAATTAAACCTAGAAGTAGCACAAGAAGTATCAGTAACTAGAAAGTTCTGCACTTCATTAGTAGTAACATTGGTAAAAGAGAAAAGGTAATAAGGATTACTTATTGTCGTCTTCTCCGTTAGTGTCAATGCTACTGTGTTCGCTTGGTTTTGATATATTACTATCACTTTTCTTTCTTCTTTTTTTAGTCTTAGGGAATGTCATTTTTTTAGGCTCTGATTCAAAAATATGATCTAAACCTAAAGTCCTATACTGACTATATCTTGCAGGGTTATCTTCTATAACTATTGTTTGCCTAATGTTTTTATGCTTAATAGTAATAGTTGCTCCTATCCATTTCTTGCTAATCATACTTATAAATATAATTTTGCATAATTGTAACATATCGAAACTAAAAAAGGCTAGAGAAAACCCCTAGCCCTTTCGTTAAACTAATAGATATAATGATTAAAGAAGTCCGCTAATAATGGTACTATCAATCATTGGTGCTTCACGCTTTTCAGTTCCTCCCATTTCAATGGTATAACCATTCATGTCCTCAAGATTTATTCCTGACTGATAAGCCGTAGTACCTGTCATTTGCAATCCACCATCTGCACCTAATAACCAATAAGTGTCATCTGTATTTTGTACGATTGCTATACCTGTTAATTTCGCTAATGCTGCTATTTCTGCTGCAATAGATGTACTATTCTTATGGATTTTTAATCTTAGAAGTACATCCCATGCAATAGTCCTGTTCTCCATACTACCTATAAAAGTCTGTGTCCAATCACTATCTTGGTGCTGAACTTCGTACTCTTTAAATACTACTGACGTTGTTAAGGTAATAGACGTAACTAGACCTGCTGCACTTTTAGCATATGCTGTAACGTCATCAAACTCTACTAAGTAGACTTTCTTAACGCCACCGCTAGATTTATTACAATCTAATGTATATCCGCTTAATGTTACACAACTCATGTTATTATCTTATTAAAAAGCAAGGGGAACTAACCCCCTGCCATTACAAATTATTATTACTGTGCGTAGTAAACTACATTCTCTGGGAACGCAAACTGCACACCTAACTTCCACTCAACTTTCAATTTATGGATGTCATCATCTTTACTAAACCAGAAGTCGAAAGATTCCTCCTCGTTTTCAAGGTCAGTACCTACGTACATATTAGAACGAGTAGTTAAAACGATTCTGTTCTGTGAAGTAAGTCCCGGTACCACTACAATCGGAATATCAGAGAATAACAATCTACCATCTGTTCCATCTTCTGGAGCAACCCATCTGTTATTAAGGTCGAATACTTCGTGTTGGTATTGAGTAAACCAATCTCTACCCATGAAGCATACTAGGTCTTGTGCATCTCTAATGTTTTCTGGAATAGCTAACTCAATGTTCTTCATTACTGTAATCTCGTTACCTGTGAAAGCAGTACCAGAAGATACACGTACAGTAGCCGTAGAGTCGTCAATAAGTTTATTGAATCCATCACACAATGCTAGGTTACCAGACCCCGTAGATGTGTTACCTTGCCACAATAGCTTCTCAACTTCGAAAGCAATCTTCTCGCTCATGTCGTCTATGAAAATCTGTGGAATGTCTGCCTCATCATAAGTAGATCCGGGTGCTAGTAACTTCTGTGTAAACTTAGCTTCTAAAGTCTTCATACAAAAAGAATCATTCACCTTTAGTTTACATACTGTAATAGTTCTTTGTGAGATAGTTTGAGTTCCACTTGCATTGAATCCACATGATCCACCAGCTTGGAAAGTAACACCACCACCAATATAGTTAATAGTTTCAGCAGACTTAATACCAGTCTGGATAGTTACGTACTCCATAGTACGGGCAGCAGTTACCGAATTTCTTATCAGCTCCGCTGGCTCTTCTGTATAGTTGCTTAACGCACTAACATCAAAATTAAAATCTAACTTTTTCATTTTTACTTAAATTATCTTTGTGTTCTAAGCCCTCTTTTAAAGGCGATTAACTTGTCTATTTTATTTACACTAGTTTTAGGCTTCTGTGTAGGCTGAATAGAATTAAACTCTAATACTGCTTCTACGGCTTCTGCCATTTGTTCAGATAGCTTGTCTAGCTTTTCTGTGTTTTCTTTTTCTGCTTTCTCAAACTTTTCTTTAAGTTCTGTGTTAGCAGTTTCTAACTCTTTGATTTTTTCATCACGCTCTGCTAGTGCTTTTTCTTGCGCTTTGAATTTCTTTTCAATCTCTGTACGCTCAATTACAGATTTAGGGCTAGGCATTTCTGCTTTAGGCTCTGGAGTTACTTTGTCTGACATTTCCTCTTCTACTACCACTTCACCATCTGGAGAAATAACCTCTTCAATGATGCCACCCATAGTACGGATAATCTTGCCGTCTGCTAGTTCGTGGTCGCCATCTGGAGCAGGTACAATTTCACCATCCATAGATACCGTAACCGCAGCACCAACTTCCACAGCAGGCTCTACCATAATTGGTGTGCCGTCTGCTAAAGTTTCATCAATGTACTTTTGAGTTGTTGGAGTAGAGTCTTCGATGTCGTTAAAAGCATCCTTAACCGCAGCTTTAATCTCTTCCCTGTTTTCTGGGTCTGCTTTAAGAAAGATGTCTTTGAACTTGTCTTTTAAACTCATGTTTATAAATATTTTGTTATACTTATAAATATAATTTTGGAAGTATGTAACAATTTTACTATATTTGAATTATTAAAGGAGTTGACAAGACCTTTAATAATGCATTACGGAAGAGGGATAGCGAAGTATAGTAACTACCCTCTTTTTTATTTTCTAAATTCAGAAGTTATAAGTTTGTCTATATCTTTTAGTATGTCGGATTCTTTTTCTTCACTTGTTGGTATTTGGTCGAATAAGCCCTCTACACTAAATCCTTTAAACTCTCCTGTCTTAATAAAGTTATTCCATAGTTCGTCATTATCTACTTTCATAATAACGTACCACGTACCCTCTGGATTATTAAAACCTTCGGGGTCTTTTAAACCCATCTTTTCATCTGTGATAAATCCACCTACATAATAAACCCCATCTGCGTGTTGGTCTTTGTCATGCATTAGATTTACGTTTCTTTCAAATCCTTTACGGTGATATTTTTGATTGATTTGTCTAATAGTCTCTTTAGAAAAGTAAACGTAGAAGTCGCCTCTTTGCGGATCCGTTCTGAAAATCTTTAAGTCTGGAATCATAGCAGCCCCAATAATTAATCGCTTATCTTCATCTGCTGCTTTAAAATGTATTTTATCTTGCTTGTTAAAAGCCATAAAGTTTTTCATTATTGCAGGCTCATCTACTAAGGCTATGTAATCAACTCCACTCTCGTCATGGTCGTTAATTACTATCTCAAATACTTCTACTTTTTCCATACTTATAAATATAATATTCTGTTATTGTAACTACTCTACTACTGTTGCCTGTGCTTCAATACTTCCAATAGTTTGTTGTGTGCTTGTTATATCGCTTTCAACTACTACTACCTTTCCTACTTCTCTGTTGTTATTAGGTTGCTGTATTAGCGTACTGCCGTTGTCTACTGCATTAATTGGAACGCCTGCACTTGCACCACCACCACCACTAGTTAAGGCGCTTACATTAGGACTTGGTTTTTTTAATAGGGCTGCTGCTTGTGCCATATTGGCTAGGATAGTTGCTATACCGCTTGCAAACTGCGCTGCACCTGCACCACCTACTGTAACAGCGTTCAATGGATTTGCCTGTGATGCTGCAACTAATGCACTAATTGCCTTAGCTGTATCTATTGCTATCTGTGCTAATGCAAATGCTTTCTGTATCTTTTCAGCTTTCTGGCTATCCCTTATTGCTATTTGAGTTAAACTAGATAAACCTGCTACTGTGCTTTCTGCTACACTTAACTTAGCATCTCTAGTGTCTTTCTCTAGCTGTATCTCTCTTAACTTCTGTTGTTTTAACTGATTCTGTACCTCTTCAAAGTTTTTAGCATCGCGCTCTAATCTCGCTTGCTGTTCAGCGTCTTGTTCAGCGTTTAATTCTTCTCTAGTTAATGCCCTTGCCTCCCTAGCGTTAGTTAATAGACGTTCATTAATCTCCTTGTCTATCATTGCCATACGCTCTGCATGGGCTTTCTCATCTTCCTCACGCTTTTTACGTGCTTCCTCTTCTGCTTTTTGTCTTTCTTCCCATGCTCTTTTAGCTGCGTCATTACGCCTCTTGTCTTCCTTTATTTGGTTAAGCGTTATAGTTTCTTGTGCGGTTTTTTCTTCTTCTGTTATCTGCTCTAATTCTTCTTTTTTGTTTTCTATCCTAGCTTTAGCTAATTGGTAGTCAAAATCAAACCTAGCTTGTAAGCTATTATTAAAAGTAGCTTCCCTTTCTTTTTGTATTCTGCTCTCAAATTCTATTTGTTCTCTGAGTAACTCTTTTTGTCTAGCTATTGAGTCTATTACATACTGTAACTTCTCTTGTTCTACCTCAAATGTAGCCTTTCCTGCTGCTTGTAGTTTGGCTATCTCAAAATCAAATTGATCTTCTCTAGCTGCTTTTTTCTCTTTTTCTGCGTTTAATACTTCGTTTGTTTTGGCTCGCTCTGCGTTTATAACTGCGCTTCTAGCCTCTTCCGCTGCTTTCTTTTGGGCTGCTGCCGCTTTCTCTGCTTTGCTTGGAATTAACCCTAGACTTGCTGCTACTCCTTCTACTGCATCTGCTACAAAATCAAAAGCATCTGTTAACGGCTCTAGTATAGGCATTACCACCGACTTAATCTTATCACTAAAGGCAATAAATCCAGCAACAAGTAGCCCAATAGCAGTAACTATAAGACCTATTGGATTAGCGTTCATTACAACATTAAGAGCTTTCTGCGTGACTGCTGCTGCTTTAGATGCTAAGTTTAGTTTTCTAATTGCTGCTGCTGCCGTAGATATATCTTTAATACCCATAGCTAAAGCCATAGCACCTTGCACCCTTAGCATGGTTTCTTCAAACTCTGCACTCTCTACACCTGCAATAGCAATAGCACCCTCAACGGCTGCAAATCCACCAGCTACACCACCAATAGCATCTGTGGCTGCCGTAAATCTTTGCTCCATATCTAAGCCCTCAAAGCCTAACTCTAGGTCTTTAATCTGTGACTTAGTGTTGTTAAGTTCTTTAGATAGTTGTTTAAATTCTTCCGTCCCTATCTCAGTTTCTTTTAGCTTAGCTAATAGCTCATCTTGCTGTTCTTCTAAACTGCCTAAAGTATTGGTAGTCTTAGATACTTCGCTTGCGAATTGTTTTGTGCTTTGCTGCGCTCCGCTAGTGTCAAACTCTAATTTTACTTCTATATTTTTTGCCATTATGCTGTGTAAATAGTGTAATTAATTAATATGATTAGACTACCGTTGCCTGCTGTTGGGTCGGCTGTGTCAGCGTAAACTTTTAGTGATGTGTTTGCAGGAAAGTTAGTCCCTGACCCTAAATAAGTAGGCTGCGCTTCAACACTGTAAGCAGATGTATTTGCTAATATACCGTCTGCTGTGTATATCCTTGTGCTGTCATCTCCAAACGTAAACCTTACATTTGTGCTTGTTGCATAAGCCGTAGTGACACCTCCTTTTGATACAAGTATCTTTAAAGGTGATATTATTTTACCTGCGCCCGGTGCAGGAATACAAGTTATAGGTGTGCTATTAAGTGATAGAATTTCTGAGCTTGTTAAATCTATCCTTGCCCATCTTGACCTATTCTCTAAATCTTCTTCTGTTAACTCTACACCACCGACATACGTTACACCACTTTCTATTATTTCAGTGTTGTCAGTGTTTATTAAAGTTACATCAGTTAGACCACCAGCAATAGTATTATTACTTCCGTTTACTTTTATACGCTCAGCATCTGCACCAATTACATTACCATCTCCTACAACATCTATACTACGAGCTGAATAATGTACTGTGTTGTCTTTACCGCTAACAGTTACATCATTTGCATGTTTATTATAGTTATTGTTGTTATAGTTAATAACTGTCTTTAATTTTGGGGGTGTATACTCTCCAATGTCATCAGCACCGCCGATAACTTCACCTGTTGTAGCTGCAAAGGGGCTTACATTCTTTAGTTTTAAAAATTCACATTTTGTCAAAGAATTAGCATTAGCATTATAATCTATTACTTTGTTTAGCCTCCAATATGCTTGCAAGAAGTAGTAATTATTTCGGAAGTCTAAATCATATACATCTTTTGGTGTAAGATTAAAATAACCACTAAAGAGAATACTATTCTCGTTTGTTATCTCATCTATAAACTGCTTATGATACTCATTAAAGACATTTGCGTTAGTCCAATTAAGTGTAGTGTATGTGTCATCATAATACACCTCTTTAACTACCCCAAAATTCAAATCAAACGTTGGATTAAACGGGTCATCTAAGTGTCCGCAATACGGATAGTTTGTGTAGGCTGTTGTGGCTGCGCTACCTACATGATTCCATTGTTGCCCCGTAATATTTCTAAGCCCACCGTAGTACAGTATTCTCATGTTACTTGCATAGGGCTTAATGCTACCGTTACTGTCTTGTTGAAAGATTCTAGGCATAACCATATCTGAAAATCCAGTATCTGCAACGGGGGTAGGACTAAATATAACTTCTGTTTTAATCTCATTTTTAACAAAGTCATTCTGTACATCTTCAAAATGCTGACCGTATATCTCACCCCAAGATTCTATGTATTTTTGATTATAATAGTCTTTATCTTCCTTGTAGGTCCACAAGTAACGACCTGCATCTAAAGCACCCATTGGTGTAATCTCTTGCTCTCTATCAAATGCTAGTTTATCTGTACTATCAAAATCAACTGCTACACCGTTATCATAGAAATCATTACGGGGCTCTATAAAGTAATTGTTTTCATTGTTGTTATCTTGCTCAACATATAAGTTAAACATCTTGATAATGCTATTTAATAGGCTCTTAATTTCAATGTCAACAGGTAGTATGGTGTTCATATCTACTGTGCCACCTTCAACTAATCCTACGTTGTTTATTTTATTGTAGAATATAGAACCCGTCTTTACTTGAAAATATGCCTTACCACTATAATTAGTTACACCGTCTGTAAATAAAGTGGATGAGTCAAAATTATAGGTCCATTGCTGCATCTCTATTGTTATTACATCTCCTTGTTGGCATAACTCATTAGTTATCGTAGGTGTAACTAAGTTTGCCCAATTCGGATCATAATTGTAATTCCAAATATTATCAGGGTCTGGATTAGGTACTGCATTAGCACTTTCATAAGATGTAGTAAACGCAGGTATGTTGCTTGTGTTTGCTCCAGCAGTGTAAAGTGCAATATATGCACCGTTCTTTTTAATTCTCCATTGACAAGCTAATGAAGATGGGTTACAAGTAACAGATGCAGTAGTGTCTGGAACTAATCTTATCCCCATAAATATTCTAGCACTAAATGTATAATATCCAGTATCAGGAACGGTAAAGGTATAAGTACCCGTATTGTAGTTACCTCCATTATCAAAATTATCGCCAGTACTGTCATCATTAAACTCTATTGTAGCATTTGCACTAATACTGGTAAACTCTAATTCTTGTTTGCTTATATTACCTGCTTGAAATAACCTATCTTCTATCTGTTTGTTGGATAGTTCTAAACGCTCTCTGGTAAATGGGAATATTAACCTTTTAAATCTAGCTGAGTTAATAAATGAACTTTCGTAGGTGTAACCATAGGTGCTGAAT